ATTATTTTCCTACTTTTTTAATAGCTTTTTTGTGAGCTTTACTAAAACTCATTCCTTGTATCATTTCTTTAAGCATTATACTCATGTGTTTTTTAGTATGATGAGGAGAATGTTTTTTTATTAATTTTTTTTCTTTTTTATCTATCATTTTTTTTATCCATTATTATTTGTAATAACTCTTGATCTATCATTAAAAGAACCTGAAACAGCTACATCACCTCTTTGTTGTAAAGGTGCGTTTCCATATTGATCTTCTCTGTCATTTCTCTCAAGTCTTTCAAGAGAGGTTACATATTGTTGTTGCCATTGTTGAACTTGTCTTGGTTCAATACCACCTAAAAAATTAGCAGCATGATATAAAGCACCATATAAATAAATTGAAGGGTGATTAGATAAAATATAATTAGAAGTATTTGAATCTGATAAAGCATCAAATTCTTTATAATAATTTATAACTCCTGTGTAAGAACTTGAAGGAACTGGAGCAAATCTAAAATTATCACCAAGTATTGTAAATGTTCTTGGCATTCCAGTAGTTGAACTACCTCTAATTTGATCCATTTGAGCAGGTGTAATATATTCTAAAGAATGTTTAGTTCCACCTTCTAAAATATAAAAATCTCTAACTTGTAAAAATCCTGTTGGTAAAGTTTCTGTTTCAGAATCAATAGTAAATGAAGCATTTGATTCTATCATTCTACCAATTCTTAATTTAGAATTAAAATCTTTTTCAGCTAAAACAATAAAATCTTCAGCTATCTCAGTTGTAAGATCAGTTCTGTTTAACCAGTTTGCTATTGATGTTTTTAAATTTGCGTAAGTTGCTAATGCCATTATAATTTACCTTCTGCTGTTTTAAAATATTGAAACTCATTACTATTTAATTTTGTTTTTAATATTTTATTTTGAACTTCTCTAGGAAGTGCAAACCAATTATTATCACCATTATACTCTTTTGCCCAGACACTTAAAGCTAAAGTTGGAATACTAGCTACTCTTTTTAAATCTCTTGATTTTGAATAACCATCATCTTGATTTAATAATATTTTATTATGTTTTAAATGAGGATCTATATTAACTTCTTCATTTATAACAATTTCTTTTTCCATTTCGTCTAAAGAAAATGTTTCTTTTTTTAGACCATCAATAGTTACATCTTTTTTCATCTGCCTTGACCTTTGTATCTAGTTAGTTTCTTTTGAAGTTTTTCACTTTTGTTTAAAGATTTTTTATGACAACCAGGTCTTTTTGGTGGTTTATCTCTTGGAACAAAGTGAGTAAACTTTTGTTTAGCCACTAAGCACTCATTTCAGTAACATATACATTTGTAGATGAACCATGAAATACTGCAATCTTTTCGCCAGGTGAAACTTTTAACATTTCTATTTCACCAGATGGTAATAAAGCTGATGTTGCACTTGCAGTAGGTGAACCACCTAAAACAAAATGACAATTAGCATCTCCAACTATTCTTATGTATTCAGTTTGTGTACCAAATGCAGCAGAAGCTGTTGAAGAATTATTAGTATTAAGTTTCTGTGTAGTACCAGGTCTTAAAGCATAATTATAACTCATTTTTTTTCTCCTAATTTATTATGGGGGAAATACCGCTAGGCAAGATCCCCCAAATATTGTTATATACTATTATCTTCTAATTACGAAAGTAATTTCCATTTTAGAAGTATTTGTTGAACCACCATTAGTGATACATTCAATAGTACCATCTTCAGCAACAGTATTTAAAGCTGTTGGAGCAGATGTTGCTACTCTACCAGCTGAACCAGATGCTGTATGACTTATAGCACCACCAGTTACTGCAACACCACCTATTTCAAAAGAGATAGCTGCTGTGCCAGTTGTAGTTGCTTTGTTGTGAGTGATGATTTTTACAATTTTTCCACCATCAGGTACACAAACAAAAGTTGATGAACCTGTTGAAACATCTGGAATTGCAGATGTTAAAAAGTAATCGTTTAATGTTCTCATTTTTTTATCCTATTTATTTGCTTCGTTCCGTCATTGACTTCAAAGACCAAACAAAATTGTTAATTGAATGATGGGGGATAATTCCCCCACCACTTTAGATTTATTATGCAGTAGTTAAATCTGTGATTAAACCACTTGCTTTTTCATTTCTTGACTCAAGAGTGTACTCAGCAACCATAAATCTTTGGTCAGCATCTGCAGTTTGTGCAGGTGTTTGTAGAGCAAAATCTCTAAGGAAAGAAACTGCCCAATATTCCATATCTAGAATGTGAGCATCTTGTCCGATTTTAGCAGATGTACCATTAGCACCTCTGATAAATCTGTTTGGAGATACTTGCATAGTTCCAAAGTCTGATTCGTATACATCAATAGAAGTAATTAATCTTCTATCTTCAGCAGCGTCAAATCTAGTAGAACCACCAGTAAAGCCAGATAGTTTTTGTTTGTTAAAAGCATTCACCATAATCATGTTAGGGTTTCCGCCTTGATTATAACATTTAACTAAGATGCCTTTTAACTGATCTTCAGTAAATGCTCTTTGTGCATCACCATCAGTTCTTATAGCACCATTACCAGCACCAGAACCATTAGTACCTGCATCAACATTAGTTTCGTACCAAGTTGGTACTCCACCAAGTTTTCTTGCAGTTGTTGCATTACCAGCAGCTTTTGCGACATTAGATAAAAGAGCTGTTTCCATATCTCTTTTTAATTCTTTTGCAGCTTTAGCTACTTGATAAGCCATCTCATTATTTCTTCCAGCAGAAGTTACAGCATCGTTAGTTGCAGTAACTTGAATTCCTTTAGTAGAAATTTGAGTGTGGTTATTTTCCAATGTAGTAGGTGTCATAGTTCCATAAGAAATATCAGCACCTTCAACTGCAGCATTTGCAGCAACATCAGCTAATGCATCTGTTTGCCATTGGTGTAGTGTGTTTGTTGCTTTTGTTTTTGCAACTCCAGACATAAAAGGTGTTTCTGTTGGACTAATTGAATAAATTATGTCCGCTAGATCTTCTCTTATACCTTTAGCTGTATATGTTGTATATTTAGCCATTTGTTTTCTCCGTTAGGTTATTGTTTATAGATAACGCATCAGCAAATCAGTAGCATCTTTTGCACTACCGCTTTTCTTCAACGCATTAATCTTCTTCAACCTAGACTGACTATTTATATCTTCCTTAGTAGTTTTAACACCAGATTTTACAACTGTAGTTGGTTTAACTTTTTTACTTACTAAATTGGGTTTAGTCGCATTAGCTTTCATACCATCCATAATCACATCAAAATATCTTGAATCATAAATTCTTGAAACATCATCACTTGAGAAGCCTTTAGAATTTAAGTAACCCATGATATTATTTTTAACTGTAGCACCCTTAATAGGATCAGCAATCTCAGGATGTTTTAAATGAAGTTTTTTTTGTTCATTTCTAAGTATATCCTGAAACTGAGTTTCTTGATGTTGTCTCAGTTTTTGCTGTGCTTGTTGAATTGATTGTTTTCGTTTATTAATCTTACGATCAACTCTAGCAGCTTCAGTCGGATCTTCATCCCAAAGAGCATCAAGCTCCTTAGAATTCATATCGTTGTTAATCTCAGCATTTAAAGTAACTACTAATGAATTTAAATCATCCATCTTAGTTGAATACTGATTTTTAAGACGATCTTCTTCAGATTTTAGCTCTCTTTTTTCAATTGCTATCTCCTCAGTTTTTCGTCTGTAGTCAGCATCTTTTTGATAACCTGCTTTTAATTCGTCAAGGTCAACATCAATCTTTTCACCATTAACAATAACTTGGTGTAGATCGGTTGTTTGTTCTTCAATTGCATTTTCATCTTCTGATGCTTGTTCTTCATCTGCAACTTCTAAAGTTTCCTCTAGTTGAGTTTCAGGTTGTTGTTGTTCTTCTGTTTCAGTTTCCACTTTCGCTTCAACTTCTTCTTTTGGTTCAACTGGTGCTGCTTCTTCTTGAGGTTTTTTGATAACACCTTTAGTGTCCATTAAACCTTCAATAGATTTTGCTGCACCTTGTACTGAAGCATTGTTCAGTAAAGGGTTTTCGTTAGACATTAAGTCCTCCATTGTTAAGCTGTCTTTCGACTTGGCTTATTTTAACCTTTATGGTTAAAATTTTGTATTATTCTGTTGTTTTCTAAAATCTTCCAACTGTTTAGCTGCAAGTTTTCCTGTTTCGATAACAGTTTGTAGATGTTGCTCTACTTTTCCAACAACATTGTAAGCAATCCAAAGTTTTTCTCTGGTATCACTCTCTTTAGCACCTGTTTTTTCTAAAAGTGCCTCAGAATAAATTTTTTTAAGAGTTTCTATACTCTCTTGAAAAAGTTTACTCTCTAATATCTGCTTGGCTTCGTTGGATCGGTTGATCTCCACCGACCTGTCCGCCTGGTCTTTCGCTTCCATTTATTCCTTGTAGTTGTTTGCCAAACATATTAGTAGATTTTGCCGCTTCTTCAAGTATTTTGTTATCTCCAGCGACCATCATCTTATCTAAGTCTGCATCTGCTTTAATTTTTGCAGTATCAAGTTGGGTATTATATTTCAAAGCCATTTCTTTTATCTTAGCTTCAAAGTCTAATTGCATTTCTTGAGTTTTTTGTTGTAATTCTTGAGCTTGTAATTCTAGGTCTGCAAGTTTTCGTTTATTCTCAGCATCTATTCTAGTAAATTCTATCTTCTCAATAGGAGTTAGTGGTGGTGGTTGAGGTGGTGGCATCATTTGTTTACCAACATCAGGATCTACAAAGTAAGTTTCTACATTTTTTAGACCTGCATTCTCTACCATCTTAGTCAAAGTGTTATACATATTTTTAAGATTAACCATTGGCATCTCTTTTCCACCTTGAATTTGAAATGCTTGTAGTTGTCTTTCTAAAATACTGTTTAGCATAATTGTTTGTTGTTCTTTAGAACCAGTTCCAAGACCAACAACTATTGAAATATTAAATCTATCTTTCCATTCAGTAGGTCTTACAGGAACATACTGATTACTCATCATAATAATTTTTTCTTTGTCTTGGTATTTAACCATTAGTTCAAATATTTTTTTAAATAAACTTTTAACACCTGTTTCTGCAAAGACTCTAGCAATCAATTCTGATCTCATTTGAGTTTGTTGCATCAAAGCATTTACACCAGTTGCTGTTTTAGCATTTAATGTATCAGGACTTAAACCTTGAGCTTCTTTTGAAACACCAGTTCTACCTTCTCTAACTGAATCTAAATAAGATAATAATGGAAAGGCTTGTTGTGAAATTGGTTGAGCTTGTAATGGCTGCATCACTTGGTTTGGTGGTTGTTTAGTTCTAACAATTCCACCAGGTCTAGTCGTCAATAAATCATCCATATTGACCATACCATCCATAACAGCAACTCTATTATTATTTGTTAGATACATATTGTCTAACAACTGTCGCATAACAGTAGATTTCATTAACTGAACATCTTCTACTAATTCTGCAATTGATCTTCCATAAAATCTATGAGGCATTGGAATAGGAGTGATCGTTACGAAGGGTACGCTATCGCAAGGCATATTGGATAATATGTAATTACCATCTGAACCAGCTGAAACTATTTTTCTAAGTTCTGCAATACCATCTTCATCGTAATCATATTTTACATAAGACTCATAA